CTTTGACCACGTGCTTAAACATCGTCTCCCTCGGACCTTCGGCGTAGTTCACTACCCACTGCTTGTAATCCGGGTTGCCCAGCATGGTACTGACCGCGTTGGGGTGGATTATGCCGACATAGTGACCATTCGCGAACGGCTTAGCATTGAGCCGCTTCAGCCTAGCCACCGCTTTACGGATACCTATCGGACCCATAGAGGCCGATATCGAAGCCCTGCCCGCAGAGGGGCAAAGCACCGCAGAGAGGCGGGTGGCAGAAGTGCCGAACACCACAGGGAAGCCGAACTGACGGCTATTGCTGGTCGTGCCCGTGTCAGCGCAGAACGAAGACGCCTGTGCAGACAGGAACGCGGACAGTATGCCGTTATTGGAAGTACCAGAGAACTCACCGCACTGTGCCGTCACATTCTTGAAGATGGCAAGCTGTATAGCATTGTCAATCGTCAAGGCCGCAGACTGCTCCAGTTCCGCGAGAGCGCCAGGTTCGACTGGCAGTACGCTGGTCTTTTCCAGGAGGTCCGTAAGCTGGATACTGCGGCCCCATGACTGAAGGGTCACATTTATCTTGCGGCTGGACAGCCTGACCGCCACATTCGCGGAAGTCGAATACTCCGACAGGGTGCTAGAGGCAGCGGCTATGCGCCGCCACCCGTTGAATGTCATCTGCTGGCCGGAACCAGCAGGGAGCGGAGTCTTATCCGCTATCTTATAAAACGCTACCTCTTCATGCAGAACCGCCATCGCTTTCTTCTCAAAGTACGACATGAGAAGATTATCGTTGGCTAATACACCAGTAAGTGCCATTACCTCGCCGACACCTGTTTAAGCCCCCGGATTAATATCCAGGTAAGCCCATCTTCTTGAAAAACTCGCTCTGCTGTGCAGGGGTGAGTTTTTTAAGATGATTGTCAATCGCCTCTTTGCTGTCGAGGTTGATGACCGGGCCTGTAGCCGGAGCCGCCGCCTGACCTGACGGCACGGGGGCCGTTGGTCTAGCCTGGGGAGTAGGTGTCAAAACCTGCGGGACCGACTTTGAAACTACGCTCTCTTGTCCTTTATGCATCAGATAGGCGGCCTTGTACGGGTCCGCCGCGTTCCACAGATACGGCAGGTCGTCGAGTATTTTCGTCAGGGTGTTTACGCCCTCGGGGGTGTAGACCCACGGATCAATCTTCCCGATTGCCTCTATCTGCGATTTGGTGGCATTGGCCGCATTTACGGATTTAAGGGCTTCTATCTCGCCCCGAACCCGGGCCTCTACTGATTCCTGCGCGGCGGTGAAGAGTTTTGATAGCACAATGCCAGCGCCCTCTTTAGCGAGGTCTTCCTCTAACCTCTTGGCGAACTCGCTATTTACGGGTATAGTTGGGGCGGGAGTAGGATTAGCGGGAGGGGTCAGGTAGGCATTTTCTTTGGCCCTGAACTCATTCTGCTTCCGTTTAAGTTCCTTCTCCTTTTCCAAATACTGCGCCAACATCTGCTCGGCACTCGCCAGACTCTTCTCCACTTTTACCGTATCCACCTGTCCGTCTGCCGTTTTGAACTTCTCCGGCACTTCCACCTTTTGCGTAGCCTCCGTGTCAGTTGCGGGGGCCGCTTCAGGAGCCTTCTCCGTCTGCGGTTGCTCCGGCTTATCCGGCGGGGTATTCAAAGGTACTTCCTGCGGGGCGGCCGACTCCTGCGACGCAGCCAATTTCGCAATGTCTTCCGCGAAATTTTCCGGCGCAAATGACAGGTTATCGGTCTTACCCGCAGTCTCTATTTCGTTCGGCACTTCAGTCTCCTACGATTGCCCTTATGGGGTCGTTTTTCTTGATTTAACTACTCCCGGCCCTTACGGGTTGCGGAAATCTTTAGAGCCTAGTCTTATCTCCGACTGGACCCACTCTTTGAGATTCTTGAGAACCTCGTACTTAGCCTGATGGTTAAAAGCCGCCTTGGAGGTTTTTTGAGTCACGGGCAGAGATATGAACGACTCCCATCCAGAAACGATCTCATCTTCAATATGCTTGAAGAATATTGTCCCGCCGGGTGATTCTATCATAGCCCGGAGGTATTCCGACCTCTGCTCTCTGTCTTCTTCAGTCATCGTAAAATACTATACTATGCTTTACGAGTATTGTCAAGGCTATATTTGCGGCATAGGCTGCCCCACGGTGTCGGTAGGCGGGATGGGGGGCATACCCCTAGGCGGCATACCGATTGGCTCCCCTTCCATGCCAGGTTGGACCATCCCCGCTTGGTCCGCCATTATCTGATCTTCGCTCTTTTTGAACTTATCGGGGTCTTCGTCAATATTATGGAATGAAGCGTCAAAGAATTTCTCGTCATCCGTCCAGGGAGCACCGAGGAACGCCTGCCGTATCTGCATTATCTGGGCCTGCCGCATCGCCTTATTTTGCATGGTAAACACGCCCATAGGTTTATAGATGTAGTCCCGGCTCATCTCTTCCGGGGTTATGAGGATGAAGTCCCGCGCTCGGTCAGGGCCGATAGAGTCCTCAACATCCTCCGGGGTGATGTTAGCATAGAGGACCTTCCAAATCCCCTGAAAGAAGGACTGCATGAAGTCCAACTCTATTTTTAAGCCTATGTAGGCGAACTTCTCGCCGGCGGATTCTTTCAGTAACTGCTGCCCGCCAAGGGTTTGATTAGAGTCTTTTACCAACCCCGCAGTCCCAAGTGTCACGCGATTGGCCGATGTCCTCTCCTGCGCCCACCGCTCCGCTTCGTTGACCTCCGTGAATCCCGCCCTTACCGGAGTATCGCTGACCTGTAACTGCGTGATAGCATTACGAACATCGCCATTCGGGACATAGGTCCCGTTAAGGCGTATAACCTGGCCGGGGGCACTTTCAAGGTCTTGCTTGGGGTTTACCAGCGCTTTTTCAAGGACAGCGAAGGAATGGTTAAGCGTCTGCGCCCCATTGTCCAATCGCTGATTAACTACCTCGTTTATAACCGCCTGCGGCCCGGTCAACATCTGGGGAACGCCTATCCCATAGAAGGACCCGTTACGGGACAGGTAGTCTAGTTTATAAATAGGCGGCTCACCGTCGTATGAGTCATTAATCTCTACCGCTACCAGACATTTCTCATGGAAGATAACACGAGCAGGGCATAATTCTTCCCCGTTCTCATAGGCTTCTCCGATGATGGAATAAATCCATTTCTTCGGCATACGACCGAAAACCTCATAGAGTTTATGCTCCTGCTGGAATTCAGTTTTATCAGCGGCGTGGTCCCCGACCCCGCGATCTGCTTGGACATTATCCTCACCGCTATCGTAACGTCGGTCTGCCTTATTAACCCGAAGTTCTTCTACCGCCTCGGGGAGGTAATACCCTTCCTCCGCGCCCTTTACTATATCCTCATGCGTTGCGTAATACCGATATGCGATGGTCGTACCAGGTATCTTTAGAGCTTTTGGGTCAGGGAAAATATCCCAAATCGAGCAATGCTTTAACTCAATACCCCTGTAGACCAAAACATCCTCTTCCCTAAACTCATACTCTTTCCGTAGTTTACCTGTGGCTGCGCGAAGCGCCCATCCGACCATGCCGCGAGGATTGAGATTGTCCCGGAATTTCTCGGTCGTCTCTTTTCGTAGTTTGCGCTTCTCAATCGTGGTCTTGTAATTTATCCGCAGGAAACCGGATCCGAATGTATCGGCGTCATTGAATACGGAATCGAACACCACCCCCCACTTGGCCTTATCCATCTCTCGTAGGGTAATATCCCTGATATTCATTGACTGGTCGGCCTCGCCTAAATCGTAGCGCGGAGATACTTCCAGCGGCGGATTAACCCCGACCATCGTTCGGAAAATATGAGCGTGGATATTCTCGCGGTGGGATGAGGTAATAGGGACATGAACCTTAGACTGCCATGCTTTCTTTTTAGTGGCGATATCGGGGTCAAAGATGTCGTCAGCCGCCCGCTGGTACTGTAGCCACTTGTCTTCGTAAGAGGCCCGCCTCCACGCCTCTGACTTTTTAATGAATGATAGGCAATGGGAGTGCAGTTCTTTCTTGGCTCCGATTAAATCTATTTCTTTCTGCCGTCTCTGATCTTCGCCCTCAACGGTATTGAGGTAGTCGGTCGCTTCCGGGGGGAGTAGGGTTGATTCTATCATTGTGCCGCCTTTTATAAATTTCGCAAACTATACTATACTATGCTCCGAATTGTCAATTACCCACCCCGTAATGCGCCGGGCCTACCACCCATGGACGGTTTACAGTAACCTCGGGATTTGCCATAGCCAGGTACCGTACATCATCAGCGAAGTCCTTGTATTCTTCTTTCGGCTTCCCGGTCTTTGGATCACGGCTCCACCGCTCTAATGCGTGTATTGTGTTAGTGCAAAGTTCAGCAACCATCAGTCGAGGGCGATTGAGGGAGTCTATGGGTTTTGTCTTATCGTAGCGCAACAGTTCTTTGACTTTCAATATGCCTGTTTCCACTTCCGATGTTGAGTCCCCGACAGAGTACGAGTCAATAAAGTCAATGCCTTGTTCGGCGAACTCCTGCTTCAGGGTTAATCCCCCCACGGTCCTTCTTTGATTGCCGAAATGCCGGTCTAGTATCCTCGTTCCTATCCGCCGGCCTTCTTCTCTTGCCCGGAATAGTCCGACATAGTCTTTGACTGTCAGGTTAGAGTCTTTGGCCCCCTGGAATTCAAAGTCGGGCCATTCATCGTATATCGATATTCCCCCGCCAGAATCAACCGCCGCGTAGATTATCGCTAGGGGTTTACCAATCGCCGGGTCTACGATTTGGTAGAGCTCTTTCCCGTCCAAACTAAAACCCTCCCGCTTGAAACAATGGGTGGCCCGCGAGAATGTCTTGTAAATTTGCCCCGCAAGGTGCATAAACTTCCCATGCAGCCGGGCCTCCCGGTCATCTGGGTCGCAGGACTGCTCTAAAGAGGCGATAGCCTCATGGGGCAAAACCCCGTTCCTCCCATGCTCTTTACAGTTTTCCTCCGTTGAGCCGTAAATAACCCGGATACCATGGGTCCCGTCCTTCGACACTAGCCTGTCGTAAATCCATGCCGCGTCAGTCAACGGAGTCATAGGCATTAGGATTTTACCGCCGAACTTCATGCGGGCCTGGCAGGCATTAAATATCTTCTCCGGGGGGGGCTCGTTGAATATAAAAAGCGCAACCGTCGCTCCCTCAAACTGCTCCGCACTCATATCGTAGGTCAGTAGGTCTATAGTCCATCCGGTGTCTGTAGTAAACTGCGCCGGATAAGACTTTCCCATGTTTTGCGCCGTGTACCTCCCACGAGGCCACCATTTTTTAATTTCGTTTTGGACAGACCC